ATTCATTGTCTACTCCATATTCTACTTCCATAACATGATTCATCATTTGTGCTATTTCAGCATCAATTTGTTTTGGATCATAATCTGGAAACTTATCTCTCGAAACAATAGGTATACCTGTATCGTTACCTCTAGCATCAAAAAAAGTTTTACTGTTAGCTTTTACATAGAGTCTATCTCTAGCATTTGTAGTTCCTAGACGCCTAGCAATAGTAACTCGTCTTTCAGCTTCTTGTAATTTTAATAAATCTTTATCAATTACAATAACCTCTCTAGAAATTGTATCTGCCCAACCACCAGAAGCTCTACCAGTATCTAAGTCTAGAACGCCTCTCCTAGTTTTGCCTCTAAATTGAACACGAATAAGCCCTTGATCTTGCATAGACTTTAATATTCTTGAACCTTCTTTATGATACTCTGCTAAAGTGTTTTTGGTAAAAGGTATTACGTTATCAAAATCTTTTGAGAATTCTTTACCAATACTTATTGCTAATGAGTCATAATCTGTTGATTGTCCAGAAGCAACTAACTTAGTAATTTTAGTTAAAGAATTAATTGCTTTATCATCAAAGTTATCAGAAGTTACTTTTTGTTTTTGATTTAAAAATTCTAAATCTAAAATATAACGGATATTTTCTCGACCTCTTGCATAAGTGCGAGTTATCCAACTATCACTAGGTTCTCTATTATAGAGTGCTTTATATCCTGCATAGGCTCTTTCAAACAAAGGGTTTTTAAGAAGTTCTTTTACAACCTTTTCTCTGCTAGGATACATATCAGTAAAACGCTTAAAATACACTCTTGCGGGTGCTCTGCCTCTAAAATAAAGTTTTTCAGCAAGACGTTTACCTTCTTTGGCTCTCCAATTATTTATAAACCTTTGATCTGTTAATTGGTTATTTACAATATCGTCAAAGTTGTAGTATTTGCTCATAATCTGTATCTGGGGGGTGTCACTAGACAAATAGCTAACAAACATTTCAGATCTTTTTCTAGATCTAGTGTCTAATAGTCTAGAAACGTTTTGAACTGAAAACCGATTTTCTGCACGAATAACAGAAGACAAATCTTCCCAAGGCCTTTTATCTTTAGCGTAGCGTTCAAGAACAACTCTTAAATTTTCAACGACTACTGTTTGTTGATTAACAGAAACCTTGTCATCTAATCCCGCTGTAAAAGATTCTATCCAATCTTTTTCATCTTTAGATAATAATTTAGAATTACGCATAAAGTCTAGGCGTTCTTGATAGAGATTAAAATCAGGATCATAAAGATTGTTATTTTTAATTTCACCAGTTAATGGATCAGCACTAAAGTTTCGTTCATCAAATTCATTTCCTACACGCCTACGAGAAGCTTGTTTACCTGTTAGACTTGTACCCTTATAGTCCGTTAAAGACATAGTTTTGTTAAAGTCTGAGGCGTCATTAATAAATAGATTTCTTAAATCTGACTTGTGTTGAGGATTTCGAATTAATGAACTAGGTCTGGTAGCAGATACTCTAAAGTCTTGCTCACGCAATTTTTGGCGAGGTTTGTAAATAGCAGTAGCTTGAGCGGCTCTAGCACGCAAAGCTTGTATGCTTAAGGCCTGACCTTTTGGTGTTACAAACTGATCTGCTTTTAATTTTCCCTGCCTAAATAAATTTGCTGCATCTTCGGAACCAAGCATCTTAGTTTGAATATCCATTGCTTGACGCTTTAACCATGCCCCAAAAGATTCTCGTTTAGGAGCTTGACCAGTAAGTTGATCTTCTCGTTTCTTCTCAAGCTCACGCTTTTTGATACGATCAGATTTTATTTCTTTAAGTTCTTCTTTAGACTTAAGAACAGGAATAAGAGATGAGCGACAATTCCAATGTAAGGGAGGGACAAAACGTTTGTCATCTACGTCATATAGCTTTCCATTATGAAAAGAACAAATAGGGCTTGTACGAGAATCAAGTATAGCTGTAAACATATAGCCTTTAATTAGTTCTTTGTTAGACTGAACAACTTTGTTTAAAGCTGCAGTCTGAGTAGAAGTAATTGAAGTACGTGTTAAAGTTTTAGCTTGTATTTCGGTAATTTTAGTTGTTTTCATTACATCAGAAATAATCTCATTTTGAGATTTGCCGTTAGCTAATCCTGATTTTACTTTACTTTGAATACGAACAAGTTCACCTGCAGAAATATTTTTTATATTACCTTTTACGGTATTAGAACCTTTAATATTTGGCCCTGTAATTTCTGATAAAAGTTCTTTTGTTGTTGGACGATTTACCCGATAAAAACCTTTAGTCTCTTTATACAGATTATCTGAATGAAAAGTTAACTGAGAAGTTGAAAATTCTTTAACTGAGCTTGTTGTATGACCAAGAAGTTCTGTACCGAAACGGTTAACTTCTTTAGTTACATCTGCTCTGATATTTCCTCTAAGTAAATCTCTAAGGTTGCTACGATGACGTCTAATAATCCGTCTGTTTTGAATCTGAACACCTTCTTCATAAAGGCGTACGTCAGCCATATGATCTACAATACGATCATAAAGTTTGTCATTGATGCTCATCTAGTACTCCACTGAGTAGTTAGTTATTCAACGATTTCTACGTTATCATCAGGAACGTTTGCTGCAAGCGGGTCTGTTTGAATTTCTTCAATAGCCTCTTCATCACTATAATCAGCAGGTAAGAAATCATTATATTTAGCAATATTAATAAATGTTGAACGTGAAATAATTCCACCTTGATACCATTCAGAAACAAGGCGCATAGCACCTTCACCACCTACCATAGGTGCGAAATCACTAGACATTTCAAACTCTAAATCATTAGAAGTATAGTCAGTATTATACTTCCAGTTTAGCATAAAAGCAATAACTTCACGCATAGTTCCAGAAACTTTTGCATTGAGCGTTCCTAGTTGTGCTGTTTGAGAAGCATTACGAATTTCTAAAGCTACACCTGAAGCTGCTTGCTCTGGTGAAAGCATACGAATGCCCATTTTAGCCATTTCATTAACTGTGCTTTCAATTGCACGATCCATATCTTTTAATGCGGCTGTTGGCGTTTCTAAAACATTAATAGTTTCATCTTTACGGACACGTAACCAAGAACCAAGACCTGCATTTACAATATCTTCAAATTCATCATCTGTCATATCAGATTGTACTACTGGTGTATAAGTTGCAGCACCATAAAGCAAGTGATTTCGACGAGATACTTTATTGTAAAGTGAAATTTCACGATCAATAAGTGGCATAAGTACTGGTTCTACAGGGTCTATTTGTCCATTCAAAGCCCAAGCAGGAATACGATCTAAACGCTCTCCAAACATAGTTGGGTAAACCGTTTTAATTAATTTAAATTCTGCCTCAGTAATAATATCATGATATTCTTGACGAGTTTCACCGTTAAGGACTTTAATTTCATTATTATTGTCTGGATGTTCATAATAATCAATCACAAGTTTACCTTGTTCATCTAAATAGTGATCTGCAACAGTATCTACATAGTTTGGATGCCAAGGGTTGTCAACATTAAACTTTTGCACTAAATAACGAGTTACCCAACGAGTTAAAGTTTTTTGTCGTGTAACTGGATGAATATTTGTTTGTATATTTATAACATTCTCTGCTTCAATAAGAACAGGATAAGGTTTAATCATATCACGTTCTTCAGGAGAAAGCATGTCATACTGTTCTTCTGAAAGTTGCGGATAATCTACATAAACCCAAGCACGAGATGTTTGAAGTTCTTCCCAAAGAGCGTTATCTAAAAAATTAAATAAAGAACGACCATCTAAAGTAAAGTCTGTTTTTACCCAGTCTGTAGCATCTTCTGCAAGTTCTTCTGGTAATTTTAAATGTGAATCCTTACGCAAAAGTGAGCTAATAAGAACTTTACAATATTGAGCAGTAAGTCCAGGAAGTTCTGCTTCTGAACGATAAAAGTCATACTGTCGCTGCGTCATACTAGGAGAAAAAGGAATAAGTAAGTTAGAATAGTTAGGTTCTAAATACTCATCATGTGCCTTAACATTCTCTTGCCCTTGTAAAACTGCTCTAGATTTTTTCCAAAGTGGTTTTAAGGATTGATACGAATCACTAGGATCAGCAACAGATTTTTTAATACTTTTTGTTGGTTTTGTTAACTGTGCCATTATTTCTTCCTCTTAGGTTTTTTATAGCCAGAGGCATAAATGGCTTTGGCTTGTTTTTCGGCTTCTTTTTTGGTTTTATAAACTTTACCAGTTTTTCCCCAACGATAGCCACCTTTAACTTTTTGTATTGGCATTACCACTTCACCTTGTTAGCCCAATATGCAGCACTCATTTTACCTTTGGCAATATTAGTAGCATGTCTTGCTTTCCAACCTAATCTACGGGCTTTGTACTTAGCAGACTCACCTTCTTTTTTAGGAGAGCCACTAACACCTTGAGCACCAAAGCGAATTGTTTTAATTTTATTACCTTCTTTAGCAACAACAATATGTGACTTAGTAGGATGATTAGGAGTTCTTTTAGGTTTATTAAAACCAGATACTCCAGCCCTCTCTAGGCGAGGATCTTTTTTAGCCATTATAAACTCCTTAGTAATTAATTTGGTGGGGTATTTTAACTCCCCACCTAAAGAGACTAACAGATATAATCTGTCCCTTTAATTAACCTTTATTCTTAAACGTCAGGTATTTATTCTTTGCCTCGAATTACCCGAATCATGCGTAAAAACCCACCCCAGATTTCATTAGGGGAAGGTAGTAACCAACCTAAAATTAATAACAACAAAACCCAAGGGGGAATTTCATTAATATTAATGTTTTCAACACTATCGGTGTTTACTTTATTTTTATCATTAGATTGTTCTACAGTACCTTCAAGTGTTTCTACTTTGATTGTTTGATCAGTAGACTCACTGGCACCAATTGTTTGATTATTAGTCTTTCCTAACTGTGTGTTAGCTGCTACGTTAGTGCCGCTGCCACCTCCACCAAAGAAAGGTAATCCCGACATACCACAACTAGATAATAAT